AATGTTCTTTTTTTGAGGTTGTAATGTTCTCTTTTTTATTGGGCGTAAGTTGTTGATATATAAGGGTTTGGTGGGTAATGTTCTAATGTTCTATAAATATATATATATATGAGAGGTTTTATTTTTAGGGCGGAGCCCCCCCTTCCTATTCTCCTCAGATTTATTTTTTTGCCAAATCGGGGTCATAATTTGGAGAACATTAGCCAAAAAGAGAACATTACTTTAAAATCAAACACTTACGTGATTCTAAAAAAGAACATTACAAGCCAAAAAAGAACATTACTTTAAAATCAATGACTTATACGAGAACATTACAAAAGTACCACGTGGAACTGGTCACACTTTTTGTTTATGGTCTATCACGTGGAACTGGTCATACTTTTTATTTTAAAACTACCACGTGGCTTTTCATTCATCAGGGAAGTTTTTTATAGGGGAAAACCCCTAGAAAATCGTAAGTCATTGATTTATATAGAAAAACTCTAAGTCATTGATTTATATGGAAAAAATCGTAAGTCATTGATTTATATAGAAAAACCCCAAAAATCACAGACATGTTGCGGATTCGTCAACATGTCTTGCAGTTGTGCAAAAATACAACAAATAATTATAATATTCCCTTGCATATTTTATAAATGAGCGGATAATTAAAGTTGTAGGTTAATTAATAATTAAAAAAGAAAGGTAATAACATGGACAATTGCACACTAGCAGGATTTGATCTAGCTTTTATGATTAGCGGAATTTTATTCATATACTTGGTTGGCTTGATAACTGGTTATGAAATAGCCAAACAAAAAAGTGTAACTGATGACGGCAAGTAGCCAGAAACCCCAATTTTTGGGGTCTTACATTAATCAAATATCTTTGAAAGGATATAAAACCATGAACACAAAAACTAAAAACCAAGTAGTCGCACCAGCTCCAGTTGAGCCAGTAATTGCCGAGATTTTAACGCAAGAGCAAATTTCAATTCTGTCAGATGCTGGGGAAATGTTTTCCAATGCTGATCTAGACAAAAGTACAGCAGTAATGAACGTATCGGCTGTAATGGTTTCTTTTGGTTCTGGCTTCGCTCATTCGCACTTTAAACGTATTGAGGAAGTGGTTGGATCATCTATTGCAAGCAATCAGCCAGAGTTATCAGAAAAAATGGTGACTCAAAAACAAAGCAGATTAATGGGAGATGCTTTAAAACTCGCTGAATTAGAAAAACCAAAAAGCCAATCCGTTGATGCAAAAAAGAAAAACGCCACCAGAGAAGCCAGAGCAAAAAAAGTTGAGAAGCTTTCAAAACTTGATCTTTCGGAAATTTCTGGAAGAATCGCAAAAGCAAATCAGAAGTTAATTAATGCACTTTCAAAAGCTGATCGAAAATTGGCAATAGCTGAATTAGATTTAATAACTGATGCAAGGGATTTAAACATCGCACCAGAAATAAACGCCAAGCGTGAAGAAATAAAAGCTAAAGTTTCTTTTGTTAGGGCATGGTTAACCGAAAAGCTAAGTTCAGACAAAGTTAACAAGGGGAAAATTTCTCTAGCTGACACTCACAAACTTGAAGAAATGCACGCTTTGATTAAGGAATAAAGCAACAAACCAAGAAACCCGAGCTTGTCCTAACTGGTCAGGTTCGGGTTTTTTTTGGCTAAAAAATTTTTGCTCCGCAGGTAAATAGTTTGCTTCGCAAACAGTAGGGTAAAAGCTTTCGTGTGGCTTCGCCAGAAACGAAACTCTCTCCGAGAGTCGGGACCCCCCTCCGGGCCACCCCCCAACTCTCTACGTTCGTAACACCTATATATACATACTGTTTTGCACATTTTAAAACTTTTCTCAGTTTTACCCCCCACCCCCATTGTGTTTCTACCTGTGATATGCTATATAGCATATATACGAACCCCCCGGCACCTTTTTGGGTCCTATACCTACGACATGACCATCACATTAAAACCAGACAACAAACACCCTGTCCCAGAAAAGTTTACAGCCGAAAAAGCACCGACTCCAATGAAAGAGTTAGAGGTAGCAGAGAATACGGCTAAGTTGATGAAAGGGCATGCAGAGCCTATTGATATAACAAAAGAAGATAAGAAACAAGCAGAGTCTTTGTTTAAAAATTTTCAAAGTGATGTTACGTCAAAAACGCTCACGCAACCAGCCGTCATCTTAGCGTTAAGTGGGTATGTAGAACAATATAGTAACTCTCTTATTTCGGATGCAGCGGAAACTAGGAACTTAATACATAACAGACTGCTTGAGATATCTGGATGCGGAGATCCTAAGCATGAGTTGAAAGCTTTAGAGTTACTAGGTAAGATGTCAGATGTGGGAGCATTTACAGAGAAGTCGGAAATTACCGTGTCTCACAAATCTGCTGATGTACTGCAAGGGCTAATTAAAGAAAAAATAGGCAGGCTTATAGAGTTAGAAGTACAAGATGTGGAAGAGATAACAGATTCATTAGATGAGGAATTAAATGCACTCAACGACGGGGACGATACCGACGACTCAGGACTTACAGAATCTACTGAAGAAGCTACCGAACCTACCTGAAACGCAACTTCAGGATTTGTACAAGACGTTAGTAGAGTATGAACACGCTGTACATAAAGAAGGAGCTGAAACAGATTTCCTAGAGTTCGTGAAAAGAGTATGGCCGACCTTTATATATGGCGCACACCATAAAAGGATGGCTAGGGCGTTTGAGAAAGTTGTTAACGGAGAAATAAAAAGACTAATTATTAACATGCCGCCACGACATACAAAATCGGAGTTTGCTTCGTATTTGTTACCAGCGTGGTTTTTAGGCAAGTTCCCAGAGAAAAAAGTAATTCAAACATCTCACACAGCAGAGCTTGCGGTGGGGTTTGGTAGAAAGGTAAGAAATCTTGTTGATTCTGAAACGTATAAAGACATATTTCCGGGAGTTGGACTCCAAATTGACTCAAAGGCGGCTGGGCGTTGGGCTACCAATAAAGGAGGGGACTACTTTGCTATCGGTGTTGGAGGTGCTGTTACGGGTAAAGGTGCGGATATCCTCATTATTGACGACCCTCATTCGGAGCAAGAAGCGACCTTAGCCGAAACAAACCCCGAAATATACGATAAAACGTATGAATGGTACACATCTGGGCCTCGTCAACGTCTACAACCGGGTGGTTCTATTGTAGTTGTGATGACTAGATGGGCAAAAAGGGACCTAACGGGGCAAATAATTAAAAATTCTATACAAAGATCGGGCGAAGATTGGGAATTAATAGAGTTTCCAGCCATTTTACCTAGCAATAACCCTCTTTGGCCTGAATTTTGGCCTTCTGCAGAGCTAGAAGTGCTTAAAAACGAGCTACCTAACTCAAAATGGATGGCTCAGTACCAACAAAACCCTACTTCAGAGAACTCAGCCATAGTAAAACGTGAATGGTGGCAGATTTGGGAGAAAGAAGACCCACCTTCTTGTGATTTCGTGTTAATGTCGTGGGATACAGCGTTTGAAAAAACTCAACGTGCAGATTATTCTGCATGTACTACATGGGGAGTGTTTTATAAAGACGGTCCTAATGGGGAAAAACAAGCTAATATTATATTGTTAAATGCTTTTCGTGACAGGTTAGAGTTTCCTGAGTTAAAAAGAGAAGCTGTACATCAATATAACGAATGGGAGCCAGATTCTGTAATTATTGAGAAAAAAGCTTCTGGCGCTCCGTTAATATATGAAATGAGAGCTATGGGAATACCCGTACAAGAATTTACTCCTAGCCGAGGAAATGATAAAATCTCCAGATTAAATTCAGTTTCTGATTTGTTCGCTTCTGGATTAGTGTGGATACCTAATTTACGTTGGGCTGAAGAGGTTGTAGAGGAGGTTGCAAGTTTCCCTGCTGGAGAACATGACGATTATGTAGATAGTACATCATTAGCTTTAATGCGGTTTAGAAAAGGAGGCTATATTAGAACTCCTTTGGATGAAGATAACGAATACTCATATAACAGAATAAGACGAGAGCCTTATTATTAGAGGATAAATTATGGCAGCGAATAGCATAGAAAAAACAATGCAACCTACAGACCTAAAAGGTATGGGGCTAGGTGATCCAAACATAGAGATAGAGATAGAGGACCCTGAAAAAGTTACAGTTGGTATCGGGGATATGGAGATAGAGATAGAGCCGGGTAAAGAAACGGATGAAAACTTTGATGCCAACCTTGCTGAAGATATGGATGCAGAGGAGTTAAACTCTTTATCTGAAGATTTAATTGGTGATTTTGAAGATGACATATCTAGTCGTAAAGATTGGATGCAGACCTATGTAGACGGGTTAGAACTTTTAGGTTTAAAACTAGAAGAAAGAACGGAGCCTTGGCCCGGTGCTTGTGGGGTGCATCATCCCTTGTTGACCGAAGCACTTGTTAAGTTTCAAGCTGAAACAATTATGGAAACTTTCCCCGCACGGGGGCCTGTAAAGACTCAGATTATAGGTGAAGAAACACGAGAAACAAAAGAAGCCGCTTCTCGTGTAAGAGCAGACATGAACTATCAACTAACTGAGAAGATGGTTGAGTATCGTCCAGAGCATGAAAGAATGTTATGGGGTCTTGGTTTATCAGGCAATGCGTTTAAAAAAGTTTATTATGATCCAAGCCTTGAGAGACAAGTATCTATATTTATACCTGCTGAAGATATTGTGGTGCCGTACGGTGCGTCAGATTTAGAAACATCTGAACGAGTAACTCACGTTATGCGTAAGACACCTAACGAGTTACGCAAACTACAAGTTTCTGAGTTTTACAGAGATGTAGAGCTAGGAGAACCTAGTGATGAGTTAGATGACGTAGAGAAAAAAATAGCTGAGAAGATGGGGTTCTCTGCATCATATGATGACAGGTACAAAATATTAGAGATGCACGTTGATTTAGATTTGCCCGGATATGAGGATACAGATAAAAAAGGTAAGGAAACAGGGATTGCTTTGCCATATGTGGTTACTATTGAAAAAGCCACGGGCGAAATTCTTTCAATAAGAAGAAATTACCACCCTGATGATGACGTAAAAAAGAAACGTAATCACTTTGTACATTATGGTTATGTACCGGGATTTGGGTTTTATTGTTTTGGTTTAATTCATTTAATTGGAGCTTTTGCTAAATCAGGTACTTCTCTTATAAGGCAACTTGTGGACGCAGGAACCTTATCTAATCTCCCCGGTGGGTTTAAAACCAAAGGGCTTAGAGTAAAAGGTGATGATACACCAATAAGCCCTGCTGAGTTTAGAGATGTAGATGTAGCAAGTGGGAGTATAAGAGATAACATAATGACGTTGCCGTACAAAGAACCTAGTCAAGTTTTATATACGTTACTGGGTACTATAGTT